CGCTAAGTGTCACAAGGGGGGTTGCTGCCCCCCTCCCATGCCCTATACTGATCTCATCGGCAACCAACCACACCATGCCTGACATCAAGAACATTCTCTCTATCTACATGCAGGCAACGCCTGTAGACACTCAAGAGGGAACGGTTTGGTACAACAATGCCCACCAGATCTGTGTTGCATTGAGTGACAAATACAACCTGCCCTTGTCTACAGTTGTGGGCGTTGTATCTGCACTCTCTCCCAATAACAAATGGGATCGCAATATCCTTGACGCTGAGCAGATGATCAAGGCATATTGCATGGGGTTTGATTATCCTAAGGTCTGCACATTCGGTGGCAATAAGGATAAGGCAATCACAATTCTTGAGTGTGAGATTGACTCATCCGAGAACATCTGTGCCATCCTTAAGGGTAACAAAACCATTGCATTCTTCAGGGGAATCTACACTGATGGGCAGTGTGATGAGATCACTGGGGATGGGCACGCATTCAACATCTGGCGGGGTTTGTATACCTCACTGAATGAAGTTCCTGCTATCAGTGACAAACTGTACAAAACAGTTTCTGATGCCTACCGTGAGGCAGCAGTTACTATCAACAACCTAGAGGGCACTAATTATAGTGCTGCTCAGATGCAAGCGATCACATGGGTGGCATGGCGTAGGATGAACAATGTGGGGTGAATCCCCCTGCAATGTATACCCTACTCAAACGCTCCTAATGATCAACATCCTGCTCGCACTTGTCATGCTCAAACTAATGGCAGACGCCTCTACATTCCTTGCTGGGGTATACATTGCGACTCGTGAGAGAGCATACCGATCTGCCTGCTACAGAGTAGGCAGAACCCTTGCCTGGGCGATGCCAGTTGGCAAACCGTCCACCAAGGGCAGCAAGCGGGGTTGACCCGTGCCTATAATGACATCAGTTCAACCAACGATCATGCCTACAGCAACCTTCGCTGTCCAACCTGCCTCCTTCGGATCGTTTGATCAGTGGGGGTGCCTATGGGCAACCGACATCGATCACGCCTACCGTATGGGTCGCCATGAGGCAACTAGCGGTGAGGATCAAGTGATCTGGCGCATCCCCCATGGTGGACACCCTGTGAAGTGGGCGACAGTGGCAGGCGAGATGGTCGCCTGACCCCTATACTGACATCAGTTCAAACGACACAGACCAATGACCAAGACCAAACCCGACCTGAACGCCATCATGGCAGCGTACACTCAACAGTACAACACCATGCAGGCACGCTCCGCTGCCAACCGTCAGGCACACGCTGAGGGTCGCCCGTTCCCATACCTGAACGGTGGACAGTGGGGAGAGTGGAACATCTCCGATCGCCACTGATCGATCCTGCCTCTATACTGACTTCAGTTCAACCAACCACGAACCATGCAACGCTTCGCTGCCATCGCCATCACCATCGCTGCCACCCTGCTCATCGGGGACTACATGGTAGAGGGTGTGAAAGCGGGTGCCGCCCTTGCTACCCAGCAGGTGTGCCGCTCCGCTAACTGACCCCTAGGCACTGCAGGATAGATACCTGCCGCCTATACTGATCAAGTCAACCAACGACACCAACCATGCCTGTCTCTGACGCCTACCTGCAAGACCTCCAACTTGAGGACCTGTTCTATGATCAGATTGAAGAGGACTACAACCTCTACGCTGAGGAACTGGAACCCCTCCTGCAGGATCTGGATGATGCGATCGAGGACGCCCTGAACTGGGCGGACGCCTGAGCAACTGTCCACTGGGGGGCGCACCTGCCCCCTCCCCCCTCTATACTGACTTCAGTTCAACCAACCACGAACCATGACCAAGCAACAGACCCTGCAGGCAGCACGCAACGTCATCACTGGCAAGCGTGCCACCAGCATGGCAGACGTGACCCGCAACGACCTCAAGGCAGGTGCCCGTGCCATGGGTCGCTCCGCTGAGCAGGTCGCCAAAGCGAGCACCCTGCGTCTCGCATTCTGGGCAAGCGTCGGGGCGAGTGCCATCTGAGCAACTGTCCACTGCCCCCCTCAGGGGGGGCACCCCGTGCCTATACTGACTTCAGTTCAACCAACCGACCATGACCGTCAACTCCCCCATCGCTCTCCCCCGTCTGTCCATGGACATGGACTCGATCGAGATGATCAAGACCCCCGAGCGTAGCAGCAGCGCCGTCCGTAGCATTCAGGCAAGCATCAAGAATGCAGCGGTGATCGTTACATTCAAGAGCGGTCATTCCTACCTGTATCGTGGTGTCTCCCGCCGTGCAATTGCTGCCCTGAAACTGATGCCTACTGTGTCCCTCGGTTTCTGGATCAATGAGTACTGTGTACACGCTAAAGGTGTAACCTACTCTGCCATCACTATCTGATGCTAACTGTGCCCCACTAAGTATACCTTACTGGTGGGGCACTATCTATCACTAACTCTCCGAGAGTTTGTATAACGCAGTCGCCGCGATTAGCGCCCTTAAATATAGCTAACCGCTGCGGGTTAAAATGCAAGGGTCCCTCCTAACCTACAAAAGTATCCCAACGACCGATAAATATCGAAGGGACCCCTTTCTCAGAAAATTTTTCGCCAGTAATTTTTATGACAACCCCCATTAACGAATTGTATCCAATGATCTCTTATGATAGTTGGATTGACAGATTTACTTTAGATGCTCCTGATGGTGAGAGGTATTATTTTAGGGATTACAAAGGTGCCGAGGACTTTTATGTATTAAACTTTACGAACCACGAAGAATAATGCCATATTACGGACCACAATATGAGAGGATGGGTGAGAGTGGAGCGGATGCAAAATTATTTGAGGAGTACGAGTTTGGGACGAAGGTAACGGAGACCTTTCAGGATTCGACCAGTACTCCGACATTACCATCAGGATTTGATGTTAGTTTGTATGACTTACCAACAAGTGCATTCAAGCAACAGATAAAATTCGGAGATAAGGGGTACATTACGTATCCTGGCGGGAGTGATGCATACAATTGGCAGAGTCAGAAAGAAAATCCTTTGCCACCTGCTGATAGGATCATCTACATCAACGAGAGTATTGGTGAGAAGGATGATACGGGGTTGGATAAGTGGATTGAGATTACATTAGAGGCATTAGGAGCAGATGCCGAGGGCAAACCTGACTGGGCGAGTAGGGGAACGAGACCATCAAGACCAGACCCTACGTATGATCCACCTGCGAATCCATTAGGTGCCATTGTAGAGACCGAGACCTTCACGGTAACCTTTGAGGAGTTTACGCCTAATGTATTAGGAACTGCACCTTATATTGATGAAGACATCAGGGTTATTTTCATTCATAGTAATGGAACGGAGGTAGAGTGTAACAGTACTAATTTAAGTCAGATTAGTATGACTGCGACGTATCCTGAGACCATCAAGATCAAGGTGAGGGGGAAGTATACGAAGTGGTTATTTCCATATGACACCTGGGAGTATTATTATGAGAGGACAGATGATGCAGGGAATCCTGCAGTGTATACACCAAATCCTGACCATCAACCATTTTTAATTGAGAGTGAGGATCAACGGACGTATGACGAATCTGTTGAGGGTATTCCTGCGAGTACTATTATGAATGAAGTAGAGAGTCAATCCTTAAGTGTGATTGACTTTGGAGATGTACCGAGTGCTCAGGAAGGTACAATGACAAGTGCGGAGGGACTTGTAGGTGATAGTACAGTAGGGTTACCGAATTATCCTGGTAGGCAGGAAGTAACGGAGACCAGTAAGAAATTACAAATTGATCCGAATGAATTTGTAGATGCTTACAGGATTACCCAGGAGTATAAGAGTGGTACTGGACCATTTGGAGTAATTAAAGATCTGAGTGTTGAAGTACCATTTGGTGTGAATATTTTAAAATATGACCAAGATCCTATTACTGATTTAGATGTAACTTATAGGTTCAGTGTTACTAGTGTAGTAACTGGGGGACCAAATAGTATTGAGTATGCAGTTGGTACTAGTGTAGTAGCAGGTGATGTAGTGTATGTGGGTGATGTAAGTTGGATTGTATTAGTGGGTGGTTTTATTATTATAGATGATCCACCGAGTGGTAACACTTATTACACTGATGCGAATAGTATTGAATTTCAGTATCGCCCAAGTATGTTAGGTACTAGTTTTGGTGCTGGTGAATTTGAGATTACACAGAATGTAATGAATGATTACAAGTTAGGATTAGATAGATATGAGGAAGTACTTGAAGAGCGAGGACTTCGCCGTGATAAAGTAGTTGATCCCAGAGCAGATTTACAGTAATGCCAATACCTACAGTTTACACACCAGTACAACCACAACCTAGTATTGTCCATCAACCAGTGATATGGACACCACAAATATGGACTGGACTTAGTACTTGTCCACCTCCTAGTGGACCACCAGAAATATGGACTGTGAGTGTGACTAATTTCACGCCAATGATCACACCGAGTCCTATGAATGCAGATCCTGGACTTGTTATTACATTAACAGGAGCAGGGTCTGTGACTGGATTTCCTGGTGCGACTTTAAATGGTACGTATTTTGGAAATCAGGTTGCGACATTAACTGTAACTGGGACATATACTGACTATATGTTTCCTAATAAGGAGTTTGTGTATCGTAATGATACAACTGGTTATACTACTAGTCACACCCAGGCAACTGATGTAGGGAGTATCTATGAGGAGGAGAGTCAAAGTAATCAACCGTATGAGGCAAATTACTTTACATTAAATCAAAAGACAGCGTTAAACTACACGACTGCTCTGAATCCAGTGGATGGTACACCCGTTGCAGGACTTGCACCGAATGGTATGATTGGTGAGATTGTAGCACCAAATCATTATATCAAGTATGAACCTGATCCTAGGTTTATGGTAATTGCTACTTATACGGTATCCATTACCAGTTCTTGCAATATTGGTGCAGGAACCTTCCCTATCACTCAGATCGTTTATGATGATAAGGACATTGCTGCCAAGATGTTCATGCAGCAAGTGAAAGGGCAGGTAAATAGAACTGTAGATCCAAAGGCAAGTAAACTATTATGAAAGGATGTACTTACATCGGTGCGCTCTCAACAGGGCATATTTGCTATCCTCCGAGTCCTCTTACGCAAGGATCAGCAAACATTTACGTAAATTTCATACCTGCAGGGCGCATTGGCGATAAATTTGCGCCACATGCGTGCCCCTGTAGCAATTGCCCACCGCCACACACGGTAAGACCCATTTCACAAGGACCCAAAAATGTGTATTTCAACATGAGACCACCTGGGAGGATTGGGGATTTCATCGCTTGTGGTGATAAAATTGCTCAAGGGTCCTACAATGTCTTTGCAGGAACCTTCTAAAACCCCTTGACAGGCGGGGAAATGCCTGTTATACTACTGTTGTTCACAAAAAAATCTTGAATTATGGCTGCTAAATCGAAAGTTGGACTGGCTCGCGTCGAATTTCAACCTGGACCTCCGAAAAAAACTCGCCAGGGGCGCTCTAAGCACACTCTTTTGAGCGCAACTGCTCGTAATGGACGTAAAAAGCGTTATCGTGGGCAAGGTCGCTGATGAAAGACCTACTCTTTATCTCTCAAGATAAGGAAATGGCGCTCATCCAGGAGATGACGTACCGTATCAAGAGGGCAAATCTCGATATTCACCCCTCTGATACGTGCTTTTTGTGCGTCTCTCCTGATTATTCTGGTATTGTAACCCAGCATCTCTCCCATTCACTGTCCGTGGATGGGGAGATTTTTCATATAGAAGCGGTAAATGTGCCATTTCCTGACGAAAACCCCCTCAAGTATCAGGTAGATTTTGAACTAAACTATGCTGAGTGGTTATTAGATTGGAAAAAATTCGTTCTTATTGAAGCAGGAGTGATCCGTGGTGGTAATTACACCTGGATTACCCAGACAATGGAGAAATTCATGGAGGGTAATTACTATACTGTTGCCCTATGTGAGAACATTGGAAGCACATTTAAGAGTGATTTCGTCTCCCTTTACTATCAAGATAGTCAAATAGACCTTCATTTTTGGTGGGAACAACCCAATAACCATTGGCAATAAATAAATTTGGAGATAGCAACCTCCCAAAAAGTTCTGGAAACAGATTTTTGGAGGAAAAAATGGCAAATTATCCAAATCCAGATTATGATCCTGTTCAAATGGAGGCAGAATTCGGCACAAAATGCCTAATTACCAATCCAGTTGCTGATTATTACCTTAAAAAAGCATCAAAACCGAAAAATAACCCCCCAAAAGACCGACTTTCTCGACCATGTGGTGGAAAGGGGGGTTTTGACGACTATGCTGAGTGGTTAACCTGATATATAAAATATAAAACCAAGTAAAATGGCAACAGTATCCAAAAAATTTGTTGATCTGAACCCTAATTTTGAGAAAAATCCCCTGACTGGGGACTTACCTCTTCTTAAAAATGTAGATGCCATCAAACAATCGGTAAAGCACATCGTTTTGACTGCCCGTGGTGAACGACCATTTCGCCCATTTTTTGGTAGTACTGCAAGTTCAGCACTTTTTGACAATTTTGACATTGTTGTTAGTGACACTATCACCGTTGCTATTGAAGATGCTCTACGTGCATATGAACCTAGAGTTGAAGTATTAGAAGTTATCTTCGTTGACGACATTGATAATAACTCTCTGGACGTAACTATCGAATATAGAATTGTTGGGATACCACTTGATCCACAGTCACTTAATCTTATCTTAGAAAGGGTATAATGGCATTTAACCAAGTAACAAATCTAGATTTTGAGGATATTAAGACAAGTTTAAAGGAGTACCTACGTGCTTCTGAAACTTTTACTGACTACAATTTTGAAGGTTCGGTATTATCTCAACTTCTGGATGTTTTAGCGTATAATACTTACTATTCTGCAGTTAACGCTAACCTTGTTGCTAATGAGGTGTTCTTTGATAGTGCATCTATCAGAGAGAATGTCGTTTCACTTGCAAAATTGATCGGATATACTCCTAGATCAGCAAAAGCAGCAAAAGCGACTATCACAGTCGATATAGAAGTCCCCCCATCGATCCCTGTATTGACCCTGAAGAAGGGTGTAGCGTTTACTGGGTCCAACGGTGAGGGGACTTTTGTATTTTCGCTTCTAGATGATACTACAAGAGAAGCATACATTGACGTAAACGGTGTCAGGAAGATCACTTTCAGTCAATTAGAAGTTTATCAAGGAAATATCTTAAATATCAGTTACGTTGTTGATACATCAACAAAACAAAAGTTTATCATTCCTAATGAGAATGCTGATGTAGGAACTTTGAGAGTTATTGTTGATGAAATTAATAACGACATCCCACAAACGTATAGAACTGTAAGAGACATCACCGAAATTGGTGCTGCTGATAAAGTATACTTCTTACAAGAGACCAAAACTGAGAGATATGAAGTTATTTTTGGTGATGACGTTTTTGGACGTAAATTAAAGAATAAAGATATCATCACTATGGAGTATTTGGTCACTAATATGGATAGTGGCAATGAATGTAGTGAATTTAACTTTGTAGGAACATTACAATATAACAATACTGTAATTACAGACGTAAATCCAGTAATTACCACAAATATTTCTTCTGTTGAAGGAGCACAACCTGAAAGTATCAGTTCTATCAAGTATCTTGCTCCTAGATTCTATGCATCTCAGAAGAGAGCAGTCACTGTAAGAGATTATGAGACCCTTGTAGCAGATCTATATCCTAATCTTGACTCATTATCAGTATTTGGTGGAGAAGATGCTGAACCACCTCAGTATGGTAAAGTATTCATCGTTGCAAAACCAGTAGGAGCAGAAAAACTTACTACTACAGGTAAGCAAGAACTTCAAAAGTCGATCAAGAACTATAGCGTACTTTCTGTTGTTCCTGAAATTCTTGATCCATCATACGTTTACCTAGAATTTGATTCTTATGTTTATTATGATGCCAATAGAACTCGTAGGTCTTCTACACAGGTAAATGAACTGGTCAAGAAAACTATTTTTAACTTTGGATCGTCTAAAGACATTAACAGATTCAATGGTAAATTCAAATACAGTAAATTAGTAGCAGAAATTGATGATTCTGATCCTGGTATTACCTCAAACATTACCAGAGTTCGTTTGAGAAAGAATTTACAAGTTCTTTCTAATATTTTTGCTTCGTATCAAGTTTGCTATGGTAATAGAATTTCATCAAACACTGATGTAATCTCTTCTGGGTTTAAAATTACAGGAGAAAATACAAATTATACATTCTACTTTGAAAAAGTTTCTAATAGTAATACTCTTGCTATTTTCCGTTATGATGGAAGTGAGAAGAGGTATTACAGCAAGAACATTGGGTTTATTGACTATGAAAGAGGCGAAATAAATATTAGTGCGATTAATGTAAACAGAACAGTAGACGGTACAGGTTATATTAAGTTTTCTGTTATCCCTGCGTCTAACGATATTGTTGCATTACGTGATTTGTATATTACAATCGCACAGGAAGATGTTAAAGTCACTACTATTGTTGACCAATTATCATCTTCATCGAGAACATCAGGTGTAGGTCAAATTCCAGTATCTAGTTAGATATGTTAAACGATTTAAAAGTATCGTCTTCTATTAGAGGACAGGTTCCTCAATACTATCCGAACGAATACCCAAATTTAGTTAATTTTTTAAAAGATTACTATAAATTTTTAGAAGTCAATAGTAATCCTTTAGATTTAATTAATAGCACGTTAGATCTGGTAGATATTGACACGTATAGTGGGGTAGATCTT